GGCGCAAGTATAAAAGTGTTTACGTCATACGCACCATAATACTTAGGAACTCCTGTCGTGGAGGAGTTCGGGTTATATTCTTGAATAAAATTAACATCTTTTATTAACAAAAATTCTTTAGAGCTAGAGTTTTCTATGGAAAGGCTAAAAGACGATAAATAATCATCCGGAACGGCCATAAATTGATTACCAGAGGTCATAGCCCCTGAAACATTTTTTCTAAAAAACTCTAAATCCACAGCTTTAAAGAGCCGTTCTTCCGCAGAACGAATAAAGGTGTCCAAATGAGAGACGAAAACAGACTCTTGGTTGTCCGTGTAATCTCTAACAGCAGTTTTTAACTCGGTGTATGTATAGCTCATGGTGTGTTCGCCGTCCAACCCATACCACTGTGATTAGTACAATAATAATACAGCGTTGGAGCTCCAGAAGCTACTGTTATTTGAACATAGGCTCCAGCAGAGCCCGCAGTCCCGTTCGTTGTCACACCTGTTGTATATTGAGAACCCCCTCCGTGAGTACCGTTTGCCGTAGTACTAAACCGTAGTGGATGGCCGGAATTAGAAGAATCACTTTGATCAAACCTATAAGTACTACCCTCAGAAAGACTTAAAAGTACATCTGAAGTTGCCGTAGACCCGTTAATCGCAAACTTGTTGGTAGAACCTACGTTATAATAAGGATGGTTAGCTGGATTACCACCAACAACGGTGACCGTATATGTAGCGTCTATCGACACTCCTGTGCCGGAAGCTGTAACCGTGCCTACCGAGGCAAGGGCCCCTACGCCGTTAACAAAAATGTCAGTAGGGGTATGCACATTGCCTCCAAAGCTAACCGTTCCTACAAGCCCCTCTGCCTGCGGAACAAGCGCATACTGTAAAGTCGTTGTGTTAAAGACAGGGAAACTAACCGTTACACTTCCCGTGGCGTTTTCAGGGGTATCAGGGCGAGCGTCTCGTAAGGTCTGAGGGTCATGTACTTTTCTAAAAGGACCCAACTGAGGATGCTTTCTTTCAAACTCATCCTTTCCTACCAGTAAACCGTTCCATTCCTTACGCATATCTTTATATTTATATCGAAATCCGGAACGGTCAGAGATAGAATAAGCGTTTTTTCCAGAAGCGTATTTAGCCATCAGTTTGACCGGAAATAAGAATATTCAGGAGTGACGGTAAAGCTAGACCTATCTCTGTCCTCGCCCATAGCACGTTCAAACTCTTCTTCGTAGATAACTTTTAACATCTGAGTACGATTAGGGGCTCTTTTTAAGGAGATGTAATAGGCTAACCCTGCGGCCAAACAAGGATAAAATCTAAAAGGTACGTCCATCGTGTTCACCGCAGCATCACCATCGTCTATACGAGTTAAGGCGTTATACACTATGACATCCGTACTATTTTCAGGGGTAGGCCACAGTTTTAAAGTTGGAGTAACTTGGCGGTCAATGAAAAATTGAGACGGACGCCCTGTTGTAGCTTTGTTTGGAATGTTTAAATCATCGTCTCGACTAACGCGAGTCAAAGAAAGATCGGTACTGCTTCTTGTTACAACGGCACTCAATATATCAATTACATCTGCGGCCAACGCATAAGTTCGTGTACCAGAAGTAAGAGCTTGTGTGCGTTGCGCTATTGTCCATTGGTTCAAGCCCCGATTGGCCCATTCTGCCAACATCAGGTTTAAAGAACGTCTTGCTGTAGTTAAGTCGTATCCGGTCCGAACCTCTAAGCCACAACGCTCAAAAGCTTCTTCGACGTACTCAGCGACATCTAACTCAAAATTTACGCTTCCAGAAACAGCCATTATTTATCTTCCGCATACAGGTTGTCGAAAATCTGATTTACATCCATTGTATAGTCTAAATCGGATTTTGAATAGTGTATATGCTGTGAGGGTAAGAAATCAGGAGCACCCTGTCCTGTTTCAAACCATGCTGGATGTGTAACACGCACACGATTATTAGGTAATGCAACGATGTTTCCGGTATACTTTCCAGCGTCTAAAAGCTCCAAAACATGACTTTGTTTGTGCTGTGCGGGGTCATCCGCTATCTCACTTTCTGTATAATCCACAGTGAAATAGTATTTAGCTGGAAAGAAATCGGGCCCTATTTTAGCAAGCCACGGACACGGATGAGCTCTATCCATTCTGTAAACGGCATGAGTGTGAGACATACAGTCCCAAGGTTGCGCTAAATGAACCGGCATAGGCTCCGGCCATTCTTCAAAAGGCGTGTCACCAACAAGGGCTGTAATAGGCATACGAGCCCACATCGCACCGCCGTGAACATTAGGATCGTCGGTTCCGTCGGACTCGCATCCTGTGAAAATCATTTGAAAGCTTAAACAACGGTTAGGCATTGTTGTTACCGCAATAGCCATGCCGTGTAAAAACTCCCCATGATGGTTAGAGTGATTGCACGTATACTCTCTTCGCACCCAGCATTTAAAGTGCGGAATATTGCTTTGAAGATAAGGCAAGTTACTTTACCTTGCCGCCCTTGGCGTAGCCTTTTTTCTTCATCATGCCGCCGTTAGCCATCTTCTGGACTTTTCCGCCTTTAGCGTAGCCCTTCTTCATCATGCCACCACCGGCCATCTTCTGGACTTTTCCGCCTTTAGCGTAGCCTTTTTTCTTCATACCGACGGCACCGCCTTTAGCCATACCTTTTTTCTTCATGCCAACAAGATCGGCGGAGTACTCACTTACGGAAGGAAATTCACTAGCCATTTTATTCTCCTATGCTTGACTTACAGAACCCTTGGTTCTCTTTCTCCGGTTTGCCATGACAGCGCCGCAACCTCTTGCTACGGCTGTTCCCGGAATTGATTTACCCCTGAAGGGTCTTTTGGGCTTGGTAACAGCCCCGCCGTTCTTTAAACCCGTTACTTTCGCCGCTTTGGTATTAGCAACAGTAGTTTTGCCTTTAGCACCTGCACGTTTCTTTTTACGAGCCGTTGTAGCTCGTTCGCTCTTCGATAGACTGTTAGCTTTAGCTCTAGGCAAGCAACGATCAGGGTTACTCTTATCTTTTGAAGTACCACATTTACCTTTGATAGAGCCATCTGATCCAATCCTAACCCAGTCCTGTTTCACCCATTCTTTAAGCTGACCCATTACTTACCCTTTTTCTTTTTTCCCTTTAGGATTCCTTGAAGGGTTCTAGCTTGACCAGCATGTGTCTTAGAAGCCTTATTAAGACCTCTAATAACTTTTTTAACTTTTGCTTTATTTTGTTTAAGCATAGTTATTTACCTTTTGATTTTTTAGCATAGTTAGGGTCTTTACAATACTTTGAAGCAGCCATATTAGCATAAGCGGAAGGGTAGGTGTCAAAAGTTCTTTTTGCCCACGCTTTACCGCTAGGGCATATCTTACCCCCACTTTTAACTTTACCGCCTTTTTTCATGCGAACAACGCTACTCTTACGAGTCGGGCACTGCCCTGCGCCTAGATTTACTGCACTACCCATAGCTTACCTCACCTTCGGTTAAATGCCAAATTTTGGTCATAAGTTCTGCCGGTAAACTCTTCCCACATAGGTTTAAGCATTACATGCAATTCATCTATCTTCTGACTATTAACGTCGGCTTTTACAGCCATAACGGCTATATTTTTATCAACCTCTATTAACGTAGCAGATATCCACGTAAGACCGGCGACACAAACACCCACAAAAGCTACAAAAAGAGTACCTGTTATAAACTGTGCTCCTAACATTTCCAACGCTTCCTTGCTTGACGCAAACGGCTATTGGGATCTTTAGCCGCTTTAGGGAACTTCTTCATCTGACCCTCCGAACGGGCACAGTACGATTTACGACGTTTTGCGGCGGCACTACCGGGCTTTACTTTGCCGGTAACCGCCGTTTTTAGCTTACTTCCGGGGTTGTCTTTTCTATACTTAGCAACCCCTTTTGCCGTCATTCCAGCACCAGATTTAGTGGGTCTTTTCTGCCCACCGCTTATGGTATGACCCTTCATGGTGCCTTTCTTCTTAGCCATGAAAGAACGTCATCATGTCAATGGTAGCAATGGTGTATTGAACAACCATTCCGTTGGTAAACAACACCCCCTGATCCGGAATAGTGGTATCTACCGTAGTATTATCGGTTCCAACCGTCCGAGCTTTGAACAAAATAGTGCCATCTTCGGGGGCTCCGTTGATAAGATTAATAACCCCTGCGGTTCCTCCAGAGACAATAGAAAACCCTTTTAAGCGTATTCTATTCGTACCCTGTACGGCTTCGGCACAAAGGTCCCCGGACCCTACCGTAATGTTCGCAGCATATTTTGCAGAGCACTCTACAGCACTTACTGTTAAAAACAGTTTTGTGCCTGCTACAGCCTCTGCGCTACCGGTAGAGGTGATGACTTCCGTCATAGCGTCCCCAAAAACGTCTGTGCCTGTAATCGTACATGTTTTAGCGTTGTCACCTGTGCCCGTTGTAGTCACAGTCACGTTTCTAGCCCCACCTCCAGCAAAAGTGGTCTGAGCCATAGTCGCGCTAGTATCTGGTCTAGCCGCCGTTACAAGCCTATCTGGATCGGATGCGTTCTCATCGCTAATGAGTTTTGCAGTCACTACTGTACTGGAC